CGACGAGATGGGGCGTGCAGCACGAGTGGCCGCCACCATTGTCCGTGCCTATGGCGTGTCGGATTTTGGCTTCAGCCCGAGCCGCCTCGGGCGTTAATCGCCAGGCGGCCCCCTCAAGGGGAGTTTGTGTGGGGTTATGTTACCTCCGATCTGCGCGGTGGCTGCCCTCTATTCTCGCCTGTTTTGCGGCGAGACCCCAGCTTGGCCATTCTGCCCATCACCGCGTATCCTCATGATCGCCGTCGTACGTTGAAGTACCACTGCGCCACCATTCGTCAACCTGTCGCGCGACTTGTGGGTCCTTGTTTGAGGGTCGAGGGCATTCCGATCTCTGCGCCCCGGCCTGATCGTGTCGCACGCGACAACTTTTTGGTTGCAACCGTCAAACGCGTTGGTATGTTCAAAACCCACCCATCCCCCAGCCGTGTAGAGCAGCTGCGCCGCCACAATCTCCGATTCCTGCATGACAATGTCCCGCGTCTGGCGCGCGGTGCACTTATGTCCTTCGAGGAATGGTTGGCCAGCACGCACTACACATCCAGCGAGCGTGAGCACCTGACAACATTGAGACAACGGTACATGCGCAAGCATCGCTGTCCCCCTGAGCGTTTTCCCTTCGAAGTTATGCGCCGTCTCCGTTTCGGCGCCCGCGGTTCGCGGTCGCCGACCTGTAAGTCCTTCATCAAGGACGAATCCTATGACAAGTACAAGGCACCTCGCATGATTAATCCTCGGTCGCAGCTGATCACATGCGCCATGGGGCCAATCATCAAGAGCATCGAGCGCGTCGTCTACGCACTCCACAGCCCTGCCGGTCGGCCTTACTTTGTCAAGCATACCCCATCACTGGAGCGGCCCGCCCTCATTGAGGATCTGCGGCGGTCCATCCGGTCTGGGTCAGTTATACGGAGCACCGACCATACAGCATTCGAAGCCCACTTTAGCCCTGCGATCATGCAAACAATTGAATTCGCCATGTACAAGTGGGTCGTCGGCTACAACGCCGCTGCGCAAGCCGCCCTCACCCACTTTGAGCGTATTTGTTGTGGGCGCAACATGTCTGATTGCGCTCACTTCTTATCCGCCATCGACGGCACCCGTCAATCTGGGGATACCACCACCAGCCTGGGCAACGGTTACACGAACCTCATGTTGATGAGCTTCGCGTGCTCCGAAAGAGGCTGTGATTTCGACGGGTTTGTCGAAGGTGACGATGGCCTATTCGT